TACCGTAAGCGTCCCGCGCTCAATTAAGCCCTCTACGCTTGCATCGGTAGGGGTGAGGTTCGTACTTGAGTTTTGCCCGTACACGTCATACGTATACTGCCCCGATTGCGTAAGAAGGACGCGCCCTGAAGTACCGAGCGGCTGGTTAGTAAAGACAGAGAGCTTCGTATATCGCGCATTATCAACCTCTACGTTTCCAACCATCGCAAAGGTATCTTGGCTCGCCATGCTCGTAAATATAACGAGATAGTGAGTAAACGTATCGAAGTCCTTCTTCGCTTCTTGAAGCGTGAGGTAAATAAATTGTTCGTCGGAGCTGTTCGGTGCGAGTGTAATCATATCAAATGAGCTTCAGGTATAATAGAATCCATTTCGAAAACCTCGGGAGTAGCTTGGAAATAAGGTGTAACACCTACCTCTGTTTTTACGTCAGCAATAAAACACCCGGCAATGTGTTTCCTGCGCAGGCCTGTATGTTGGTAAACGCGCCCCGTACTAAATTGGTCGCAGCCTTTATCGCGGTTATTCCACATCAACTTCACCTTATTGCAGATGCGCCTTGACATATAACGCCCAGCCCCGCAAGGGTAGCCTGCGAGGTATGTCCCTTTGCGGGTTTCGCGCTGGAAAAAATACAAGTGATTGAAGCCGGCAAACTCGGTTTCCTTCATACTGTTACAAATGGCCTCTGCACCTCCTGGCAACAAGAAGTCGTCGGATCCCAACTGCAAAAACCAATCCCACTCGAATCCCTTCATAAATTCATAGAGGCGCTGGTTTTTATTTCCGAGGTGGTCGTTTTTTGAGTACGTATGAATCCACCCGTATTCCTCTGCCAATGCTTTGTGTTCGTCTTCGCTGTAGGCGATATACGGCGTTAGCTCGTAACCCAAGGCTTCGAACTCTCGGATGTTCCTTTTGAGACCTTCGTAACAAGCACGAGTCAACTCGAGGCGCTTCCAAACCGGAATATGTAATGCTATTTGAATCATGCTTTAAAATAGAAAGGGGAGGACTTGCGCCCTCCCCCGTCCTTGAACCTACAAACCAAACAAAATGAAAATCAGGATCCCGCTGTAAGCGTCACGTTGGTAAAGCCACTAGCGAGGAAAGGTGCTGGGATTGCTTCTTCAGCGGTGAACTGCAATTGATAACCATTTAAGTCACCCTTCGCCGTTCCGGTTCCTACCGTACCTCCGGTAGATTCCGCGCCCGTAGTGTGCCCCATGATGAGGTAGTTATCGTTATTGTCTTGAACAATAATCGACAAGCGGCTCTTCATAAGGTCGTAGAGTTCGGCGTTGTCTCCTGCCGTTAAATTCGGAAGCGTCAACTCCAAAACTTGAGAGAAAAATACCGTACCGTTTTCTACCGATGCCGTAACGGTCTGTTGGAAAGAACCGCTGTTCTTGGTGAGTTCGAATGAGCGGAAGGTAACTGCCGCCGAAGCGTCGTCAATTTCACCGCTCGAAACCGCGTTCCAAGAAACGTCTCCGAGTTGTGCAATCCATACCTTCTTAATTCCCCCGATCTTGTCCTTACAAGGGAACGCGCGTCCATTTATTGTGATGCTACAAGCCATATTATAAGGGGGTTAAGGGGAGGGATTTAAATCCCCTCCCCGTTCAAGATTATGTGTTTCGTCGAACGACCGAGTAAGAGTCGTGGTCTACGATTTGCGTTCCACCGTCGAACATCATGATGATGCGCGTTTGATCCGCTCCGGTGAAGTTGCGCAAGTCGATGAAGCGAGCCTCTACGTGGTCGGTCAAGACGTTAGTACCGAAGTACAAGTTATCTACGCGAGAAGCGAGCAACGTATCGTTAGGGAATCCAGCGGGGCAAATAACTTCGTAACCGAGGTATGACTTAGCCAACTCCGCAGCGTGGAACTCTACGTTTACGCTTGCCAAGTACTGGAAGTACAACTGGAAGCTCTTGCGGCTCATGTAAATCTTCGTATTCGGGTCACCAACCAAAGCGTCTGGCAAGTCAGCAACCAACGAAGCGAGGTTATCGTCGATATTCGAGTTACTAAAAGCACCGGAAACCAAAGTTTCGTGAGTGGGTGAAGCGTCTACGACTTGCTTCAAGATACCATTGAAAAGCGTATGCGATGCCGAACCGGATCCGCCGCCTCCGTCGAGGTCGTAATTACCCTGCCAGATGTTTTGTTCTACATCCTCAGCAACCCGGGCTGCAACGTATTCAGCGAGGTAACGCTCGTAGTCGCCGGGGACGGGGGCGAAGTTTCCGCGCATCTGCTCCGCCGCCCAAGTGCGAGCGAGTTCGTGATTGCAGATTTCTTCGTTAACCTGCAGCTCCGTCAACGTCAACTGAACGTCGGAAATATCGAGAGAACCGTTGGCAGCGAAGCCACAAGTACGAGCCTCAACAGTTCCGCCGGATACTTTTCGGAGGTTGGTTTTGTAACGAACGTTATCGAGTACAGAACAGTAACCATTTGCGATGGTGTCCGCACTCAAAATAGCAGGAGCAACGAAAGGAACGGCAGCGGTTCCGGCGTAGTTGCTCGTTGTAAATGTCATGTCAGCCATGAGTGATTATGAATTGAATTGATTAGACAAAGCGCGGACGCGCTCTTTAACAGTTAATTTCGAGAGGTCTACTTTTTCGACCTTTTTTGGTTGCTTTACGCGAGAGATAGCAGGGGCGGCCTGCTTGCTCAACTCCGTAATCTTTGCGTCTCGCTCTTCGATTTGTGAAGAGAACTCCGCCTTCGTTGCTTCGATAGCTTCTGCAATCATGCCGGCCACCTCTTCGCGTGTCAATACCTCGGAAGATGCTTCGACCTCTTTTGGTTCTTCGGACATCTCTTCTTCTTTATCCTCTTCCGCTTCAACGGCTGCCTCTGCCTCCTTTACTTCGGTAATTGCACCTTCAGCAACGACCAACATAGAGCCGTCAGCCAAAGTATAGTCACCATCCGGGAGAGGGATTTGTTCGCCTTCGTCGTTTACTACGAAAACGGAAGCACCGACAGCGAAAGAGTCCGCCTCGGTTTGGATTTCTTGCCCGCTGTCAAGCGTAGCAACTGCAAATTTTACCTCCTGCTTTTCTTCAACCTCCAATTGAACGGAGTACTTATCAAAAAGCTCAGAGATGCGTTCTTTTAAAGTCATCTTCGAAGAGTTTTTCATATAACGGTTTAAGAACCCTGTTCCTTACTCAATCGCTCCTCCAGGTACTCGAGTGCCATCTCGACTTCGACTGCCCAAAGCAACTCCAACTCTGTAAGTTTGGACTTTGACCAACGTAAGCCCGCCTTGCCTCCCCACAAGAGATAAGAGATAGTTCCGCATTCGGTCGTGGAATTGGGATCGTAGTCTTCTTCCGCCCGTGAGAGGTAAGAGTACATTCGCTTAATCGTCTCCTCGGAGATGGGTTCACCGTTGGCGAGTTGTTGCGCCCTTACCTTTCCCGTCTGCGTAGCGCATTTATTGCCTTGGTTCTCGTTCAATTCAATGCCCCTCTTGGCGTTGTTCTTCACCGCGTCGGGGTAATCGGTATACGACTCCATATCTACGCGCTTTCCCTTCTTATATCGCTTGTCCTCCTTTACGGTGGCGCGGCTCATCTCGTACTTATTCGCAAAGTACCCTTCGATTGAAAAGCCCTTCACGCTGCCCTCCTTTACGAACTTCTCCCAAATCGCGTCGTTCTCAACCTTCATTGAGACCATCCACGTACCCACCGGAACCTCAAGCCCGTACATACGGCTTTTGTCTTGCTCGCCTTCCACGATCCAACTCTCTACGACGTGCAAGCCGTTTATCTTGTGTTCGTGTTCGAGGGTTGCGTTCGCTTGGTTTCCATTCTTGAAGTAGAGTTCCATCGCCCGTCGGACGGTCTTCTTCGAGAAGTAAACGTAATACTCTTCCTCCCCGTTTCTGCGGTATATAGGCTTATCGGGAATGAGTGCCGCACCCATTACGATACGCTTCTCTTCGTCCTGCGTCTTGAATTGCAAGAGTTGCGAATTCATCGCTATGAAGTCCGATTCGATAGCGGGTTGTTCTACGAGGGAAATAGCGTCGATTCCGTAGAGTTCCGCTTCTTCATCAATTACGAGTTCTAAAATATTCATCCTACGAGGGTGGCTTGGTCGTTAATACGTTGGTTGGCTTGTTGGGCGTTAGATACTTCCGAAGAAACGACGTAGGTACGGAAGCCCGTTTGCCCTGCTCCACCTCCTAAAAAACCGAGGTCGAGTTGTGGGGTAGTGGGTGCGGGTTCTGAAAATGATCGGGAAGGTGTAGGGGGTGGGTTGCCTCCTGTTCCGCCCGCTTGGAATTGTTGCCTCTTTACGGTCGCAATTTGTGCAGCACCAGCCAAACTGACCGCGCCCGCATTGATGAAGTTAAACGGCGGCGGAGAACTACCAAGAGCTTTAGAAACACCCTGTGCCGTACTCATAATAGCATCGACAATTGCGAGCCCTTTGTTAATTTTAAAGGAACGCTCTGCCCGCTTTTCGTCGTCCTTTGTGGCTAATTGGTTGAGGTCGCCTAATACGCCTAAAGCAAAAGAAGCAAACTCCAAACTCTTATGGCCTAATAACTCCGCGTTGTTCAAAAAGTCCTCAACCGTCTCGCGTTGTAGGCGTTGCTTTTGCTCTTCCGCTGTCTCCGTTCGGAGTACTTGTTGGGTAAGGCTATTGTTGTTTATCTGTAACGTCTTCTCTTGCGTCTCCGTCGTTACTTGCAAGGTCTTCTGTTCGGACTCTATGCGCTTGTTATTCGCCTCTGCGGTCGCCTTCATTAGGTCGATTTCCGCTTGTGCGGCTTCCTTCGCCTTTGCGATACCTTCAGAACGCAACGAATTGAGTTCAGTTTGCAGTCGCTTCTGTGTACGGAGTGAAGCGGATTGTAAATCCAGTACCGCTGCTTCGGCTTCAGCTACCCGGTTGAGGTCTTCTTCCAGGCTTTCACCGAGGGCGACTTGTTCCCGCGCGATACGCGCCCGCTCTTCTGCGAGCCGCAGTTGTTCGTCTACGGTCTTTTGTTCAAGCTCCACGGCGCGTTGTAAGGCATCGATCCGCTCCTCTACGGTCAACGTATCATCCTCCGCTAAAAGCCGCGCTTTACTTATCTCTAAATTCGTCGCCGCTCGCGCTTTGGTAAACTCCCGCTCTTCATCCTTGAGGCGGTTCATAGCCCGCTCTAAATCGGAGGCCGCTTTCGTCTCTCGAATTATCTCGTCCGTGATTCCAGTAAACGCCCCTTTAACGTCTTCTAACGCTCCGGAGAAGTCCCCGGTAAAGAACTTAACTAAAGCACCCCCAATCTTGGAAACGCGATCGCGCAAAACATCGAACGCAGCACCCAGGGCAGCCGTTGCTACTTTGAGTTGTTCTGCTCCTCGCTTGGTGGAAGTGAAGTAAGAAACAAGCGTACCAATTGCCACAAGAAGAAGCCCAATCCCCGTAGCCGCGAGAGCCACTTTAAACGACTTTAAACCCGTAACGCCGTTTTTGATTCCTCCGGTAAGATTGCGGAAGCCGGAGACGGCTCCGCCCGTCATCTTGTCGAGCTGGTTAGTAAGTCCCGATACCGCTCCGCTCGTTCCCTCTACGCCCGTTTGAACGTCTTGAATCGCGCTGTTTACGTTGCCCGTATCCGCGCTAAACTTTAAAACGTAATCTTGCTGAGTAGCCATGAGCCAATTTTATAGATGACGAATCCAAGCGCGGAAACGTAAACGAGAGTCAAGAACCAATCCAATACCTTGAACCAAAGCGGGACTCGAACCCGTTCCCCTTTCGCCTGGAGCAATTGAATCGCTTCGCCTATATAACGATGGTTGTCTAAATTCCTCATTGCTCGAAAGATTGGTAACAACGCTGCGCGGTCGGATTGTATGCATAACCGTATTTCGTACAGCAAGAGCTATAGAGCGCCGAAAGGGTGTAGGTTTGTAACCCGCTAGGGTTTTCGAATTGTATTTCTCCCGTGGCCTTGTTGATTGCAATTGGAAGCCATTGACAATCGCGAACCTCCGAAAGCACCTTGAGGAGTTCCACCTTTACGAGATCATCCGAAGTAGCGTCGTAAGAAATAGACATGATCCGCCAGTACGTATCCTTGAGGTAAATCTTATCCGAAAATTCGAACGTAGCTATGTCCGCCCGCGTCAACCGGAAGAAGGCCGTTAGTTTACGAGCCTCCGAACTGTACAATTGATTAACGAACGGACTCCAATACTGATAATAAAGCGTGTTTAATGGGTTGGCTTGTATGATGTGAAACGGTCTCTCTGGCCCATACCCTAAATCTTCGCTAGTTACCGTAGCGTTTAAGGCAGAGTACTGCGAGAAGGCGGGGTAATCCGTATCCGTTACAACCGTACTGTTGTCGTCTTCGTAATAGTTTATTTCGCCCGCTGGCGTGCCGTTCCAAAAAGCCAAACGCGGGAGCGGGTTCTTTATTCGCTTATCGGCTTGCTCCGTATCCACGAGCATACGGTGAACCGCGTAATTCGTGCCGGGTATGTACGAGGCGACGTGCGGAGCAAATGGGCTTTTGATTTGCTTTGTTCCGGATGCGAAGTCGTTCTGCGGATCGTCCACACGGTATCTACCATACACCCTATCCGCGTTTTTAAACACCAAGTCGTTCACAAGGTCTTTTCCGTTCGAGTGCGTCCATTCGTACCGCCTGGATTGTAGGTCGGTCGTTGGCTCGATTGTGAGGTCTTTGGAGAGGTCTATCTTATTCGTCCAATCCTTCTTGGCTCCCGAAGCGAGATAGTCGTTAAACGGCTCTATATAGAGCTTCTTCGGGTTGTTTCTGTCCGGGATGAATACGAGATTGAACATCTTCTGCAAACCGGACACGAAGTCGATTTGCTTCATCTCCGGCATATTGGCTTCTACATCTACCGTTTGCCCGCTTGTTGGGTAGGTAATATCGAGAACCTGCCACCAAGTGGATTGGGGGGAAATCGTGTTATCGCCGTCGAGGTTGAGTACTTCACTAGAAGAAGCCATCTCATAATAAATCTTCACAGCGTCTCCGGTATTGAGAAGAATCGGGTCGCTTGTAAAGTTGTGAACTTGATCGTTAAAAGCTAAACCGGGATAGTTGTCTAAAATTTCCCATACCGTTTCGGTTGGTGTGACACTTGTTTTTTCTAACCAGATAGAGAAAACGTGGTTAGTTGCGTTCGTTCTTCCGTACAGGTTGATTCGAAAGGTATAGTAAGCCCGAAAGGGAGCGGTAAAGGTAGACCCTCCGGAGAAGTTGCTCCCGGTATCGTAGAACGGCGTTGATTCGCTCCACGCGGTAATAGCTGCGCCGGGATTGTGGGCAGAGAGTCCGGTTAAGTCGGTACTCAACCCAACGAGCATCGTTTCCGTTTCGGGGTTATCCGTGCCAACGATTGAGCGTTGGCCGTTATTCATCAAAAGGTAAAGGTTGCTTTGCCTCGTGAAGAAGGTGGAATCCATCTCGTACCCTGCATTATCGAGAATCTCTTCCAATAATTTAGAGGCTCGGAAATACGGTGTAAAGTCGCCGTGTTCGAGAGGGTTGCTCGAACTCCAAATGTTATCGGCTTGATTTGCGAACCAGTTTTGCCCCTTGTCCGGTAGGCCGTAACGTATCGCCCCGCTCGAAAGGTTTCCCGTCCAGCTC